TCAGCCGTTGCGATACATACTTTGGTACTCTTTCACACCCTTTGCTTCATCAATCTGCCGCTCGTGCAGGTAATCATAAACAGCCTGCATGGATTCTGGCGGCTCTCCTTTTGTTTTCCGGTACTGCTCGATCTGCCGCACCTCTTCACCGTGCAGCAAATCCATGTGGCGCATTTCCTCCGTAGAAAGGTCAAAGAACAGCTTTGCAAGGGTGGGATCGGAGTCTTTGTACTTCAACGCACACTTTGCATACTTCTTTGCATCGCCGATTTCCTCCTCGACCATTTCAGAGAGTTTTTCGATAAGTTTCATGGCGCACCTCAAATGCGCTGTACACGCATGGCGACATTGTTAACGGTGGATGCCGCACCGGTCAGAACAAGAGACAGAGCAGAGCCGGAAGCACAGCAAGCCTGCCGCACAAGCGCAGGGAACGCCAGCACTACGGAATCGCCAGCCGCAGAAGCGGTGGCGGATGCAGTCGCGCCGGGTACAACCACGCCGTCCTTGATAAGTGTGGCGGTGACAGTTCCGGCAGCGGAAGGCGCGGCGGTGATGGAAACGTCCACATCATAATAGCCCTTGCCAACGATGTTTACAGCATTACCATTCAGGGAAATATCGCAGCCGTAGCGGCGGATCAGACTGCCAAGAGGGATAACACCATTTACGGCAACCGCCGTAGGGGTCTGCATGGCGGTGTAGATAGCGGATTTGCAAGACATAGTTAAAATCTCCTTTCAAAAATTTAAGGGCGGGACACCAGCCCCGCCCATAACCCGGCCAAGAGGGGCCTTTCGCTTTTGTCAGATGTTTGCGCCGCAGCAGCTATTGCAGCCGCAGAAGGGGGAATTGCCGGCATTGTAGGTGTAGCCGTTGGGATAGCGAACCACGCCATACATCCGATTGTCCATCTCAAGGCTGGCAATGCGGGCGGACTGCTCCGCAATGCGCTGCTCAAGCTGGGACTTCTCCAGAGCCGCAAATTTGGCTTCGATGTTGGCGTTTACACCATCAATAGCCCGCTGTGTGTCGCAGCAACACTGCGCCATCTGGCTCTGGATGCTGTTGCCGGCCTGCATGATGGTCATGTTGGTGCCATTCTGCGCCAAGGCCATCTCCTTGCCCAACTGCCCGATGTTGCCCTGCATCTCGTAGCCAAGATTGCAGATGCCGTTTCCGATGTTGGTCAGGCGGTCGTTGATCTGTCCAAACTGCTGGCCGAACAGAATCTCCTGCTGGCTGGCGGCGGTGGCATACTCCCCGAACTCACCCTGACGATTCCAGCCATTTCCGCCAAAGCCGAACATGAACAGGAACAGAACCACGATAAGGAACCAGCCAGAACCCCAGCCGTTCTCGTCATTCGCTCCCCGTGTCACAGCGGCGATATCGCTAAGGGACATACCGTTCTCCATGTGGGAAACTCCTTTCATAATTTTTTATAAATAAACCGTGTCGACCCGGCCTATTTCAGGAATTGCACAAAGTCCTTTGCTTGTTTCTGCAAATCAGCAAACTGCTCTTTGCTCATTTGCCCGGAAGTTAGTAACCGCTCGATTTCCTGCTGCGCCTTTTGCGGGGTCATGTTCGCTGCAAATTTTCGGAACTCTGCCACCATCGCAAGGGGATTATTCGGCTTTCGGCTTCCGCTTCCCATCAGCATTTGCATCATTGGATTTGCCATTGATCGTGTCCTCCAATCTCTTTACGCGCTCTTCCAGACTACTTACATCCACAGGAGGTGCGGCCTGATACGGAGAAACTGTGTAAGGCGTTACCGTTGCATACCCAGCTCCGTCTGTCTGCTTCATCCACACAATGGGGTCGTTCTCATCCATCAGCAGAATAGAGCTGTTGGGGGCCATTCTGAACGCATCTGCGCCGTTTCTCCCATTTACCCTTGTAATTTGACACCCGAACGCTTGCGGCGCTCCTGCGGCGTTCTGCGGGGCATAATTGCCGTATTGCCCGTTATACCCCATCGGCTGATACGGATTCTGGTAGTAAGGATTAAATGCCATCAACATACCGTCCTTTCTTCACGGAACAGTTCGGCAAAATATACATATATCCGCAATTCTTCCTGGTCGGGGAATAGTTTCAGGATATCCGCCGCCATTTGCTCCGTGTAACCGCAGGCGATAAGCCGGTCATACATTTTGCCACCTTCTTTCTGCCTTTATGATACAAAAAAACAGGCACCTGAAAGTGCCTAAAAAGTGTCAGAAAAGTGCAAAAAGCCCCCTGCCAATTAAGGCAGGGGGTTAAATAGCTCCTGTGCAATTTTGTGGTATGCTCTACACCTATACCGCTTGACAGTATCTACGGACATATTACGCTCTATAGATACCTGCACACAGCTTTTCCGGCGCACATCGCAATCTATGACGATCATTTCCTCAATCTCCGGGAGTAAAATCGATTCCACGAGGGCAATAGCGCGCTTTGGCGGCAAATTTGATAAAAAATTTCTTACGGCCTTGTGGTTGCTGTTCATCGGCAAAACAATAGCCGTGGAGGTGCGGATGCTTATGCACGGGCGCAAGGTCGGCGTAGTCTTATCCTTTGCGCCATCCAGATTTCCGTTATTTCAGCAGATAGCCCCAGCTGGCGGCACCGAGGATGCCATCCACGCCGAGGTCGTGGTCAGCCTGCATCCGGCGCAGACCGGCCTCCATCTTGGGGCCAAAGAGCTTGTCACCGCTCCAAATTTCATCCGGGTAATAGCCCTTGTCCTTCATCAGCAGCATGGCGGCCCGGACATCGTTGCCCTCCATGCCACGGCGCAGCATACGCAGTTCCATGTTGATCGTCTCCTCCTTCGTCGTCGGTGCGGGCTTGGGCTGCTCGTTCAGCAGCGCCTTGACGCTGGCCTTGAACGCCTCCCACTCCGCATTGTTCTTCCCTGCCATCTGCCGGGGGCAGGACTTCCCGGTCACGTCGTAGTGCCGCAGGACGTAGGTGTCCACGCCGGAGATGCCCAGCAGTTTGCACAGCTCCGCCGTCAGTGCTGCGGCGTTGGCCTTGGTGCGCTCGGAAACATGGTAGTTCCCGGAGCAGCACATCTCGATCGAGATACTGTTGGTGTTGCGGCAGAGGGGATGTACCGGATCGGGAGAGCCTACCGCCCACGCCCGGTCACAGGCCGGTACGGACTGGTAGATGCTGTCCTCATCCACAAAGTAGTGTGCGCTGGCCTCCCGGTCGCCGCCTGCGAAATACTTGCAGTTGGCCTCGGCGGTGTCGCTGACGTTGCCCGTGTAGTGCAGCACCACAAAGGCCACGTCCCGCCCGCCCAGCCGGTCATAGGTCTCCTTGCTGGCCGGGATGCTGGTGTTGATGGGGATACCGCCCGCCTTGGCAATGGGATATGCGGCAGTGATGCGCTTGCCCATATCTCACTCCCCCTTGCTCAGCTGCTTGACAGCCTGATTGATGCCGGTGGCTGCCAGACCGCTGACGATACCCACGGCAATGGCGGTGATGGGGTCGCCCGCCGGGAAGTCCGGGATGGGTGCCAGATAGTAGCTGACAGCCCCCAGCAGACCGCCGCAGACCCCGCACAGGATGGGGATCCACTTGTCGTTCATGCTGCTGGCCTTGCCCACCAGCCCCACGAGGTAGGTGATGACGGTGATGACCGCCACGCTTGCGATGCCAAAAGTTTCCATAATTGCTCCTTTCCGTGCCCGATTCGGGCACACAAAAAATGTTGACAAGTCTTTGTTTATCGGTTTAGTCGGTATTGTACATTCACTACAGTCTCCTTTCTTTTTTTAATTCTCCGTATAATCGTAAATGATGGTGGCCTTGCTCGCACCCCAAGGAGCATTTGCTACTTGCCCCTGCGACCACGGAACATAAATGGTGGTTAGGTTGGAGCACCCGTTAAATGCAGAAGAGTGGATGGTCTTTGGGTTTCCCTCGAATGTAATACTTGTTAGCCCGGTGCAATTAGCAAACACACCGAAACCAATGTTCGTTATCCTAGGTGGCAGCCTAGTTATTGCCAGGTTGCGGCAACCATTGAACGCATAGTAACCGATGCGTGTTATTCCAGACGGCAGACTAGTTAGTGCAAGTTTGGGGCAGCTTTGAAACGCATAGCTACCGATATTTGTCATGCCAGACGGCAAGCTGGTTAATGCAAGGTTGGGGCAATTATTAAACGCATAGTCACTGATGCTTGTTACCCCAGACGGCAGGCTGGTTAATGCAAGGTTGGGACAACCGCTAAACGCACTGTAACCAATGGTCGTCAAATCACCCGGAAGTGTAGGGCTGACAGCCGTGCGTTCTATCACTGCCTTGAAGCTGCCGCCACCCTCCAGAGTTCCGGTCACGCCGCCGATCACCACATCCTTCTTGATGTTCTCGGGCAGTAGGGTGTCCGGTTTTTGAATCGTCACCTTACGCATTCCTTTGCTGCTGGTGGGCAGGATGACCTGATTGCCGGAGGGCATAGACAGCTCCACCGTCCGCTCCTCGGTAGCAAGCACCTCCATCACCTGCCCCATCTCAGCATCCAGAGGGACTTCCCCGCCGAAGGTGACTGCGAAGTCATCGCCGGGCCGGAACGCTACGTCAAACTCGATCATAGCGCACCATCCCGGAGAATACGCTCCACCGGCACCGTGAATACCTGTGATGCCATGCGCTGCGACCCCACGCCCACCCGGAGCTGTATCTTTGCGTCAATGCCTCTCCCGGCAGTAAGCGACAGGGTCTCGGCTTCCGTCAGCGTGCAGGAAACAACATTCCCGTCCAGATGTACATCCGGCAATGTTTTTTCAATCTTAACCTGTCCGGCCTGAGCCACGGCAATGGACAGCACCGTGATACTTCCCGTGTCGATGGGTAGCTGGAATGTCAGCGTAGGGGTCGTACCTCGATACATATATATCCCTCCTCATACTGTAAATCTGCGATGCTTAGTGGTTGGATAATCTTTCCAA